GGGCAAGCGGTACGGGTTGGAAGTCCACGAGGAGGATCGTCGCATTCGCGTGACGTCCGATGGTGTTGTCGAGGTCACGGGCGAGCCCTTGTCATCTGTCGATCAGGAGCGGTACGCGATCGCGGGTGCTCTCCTCTGGCAACTCCTCGTCGACCATCGCGCATGATCCGCTGGCTCGCACTCGCGCTACTGCTCCTCGCAGCCCCGCTGCGCGCGCAAGTCACCGACTCCTTGGTCAAGTACTGCCCGCCCGGATTCGTGACCGTGGGGAGCACCGCAGACACCGTCGTCGTCATCCCACAGCGCTACGACTTGCGGCTCGGCCAGTCGATCTATCTCCGCGCGATCCAGTGCGGTTTCCAGAAGGTGCGCGAGGTATCGAAAGCGCGGGGCGTGAAGTGGGCGTCGAGCGACACGACGGTGCTCAAGGTGACGCGGACGAGCGGACGGGTGACGGCGATCAAGCCCGGCGCGGCCACCATCTTCGCGACGTACCCATGACGATCGGGCAGAACGGCAGCGGCTTCGCTGCGCCAGTGTATAGCGAGGGGCAAGGCCCTCGTTGCACGCCCCGAGCGGTGCTGCGTCTCGCGTCGCGCGCGAGTGCTGGTCCTCCAGCGTGTCACGGTCGGCCGATCCGGCCAGCACTGATCCGATGACTGAAGCGCCTGACTGTCCGCGGTGCGGGTTGCCAATCTATGAGGAGGATGGACCGCACGATTGCGTCGTGGCGCTAAAGGAGGAGCTAGATGAGGAGCGCGCGTCCCACGCATGGAACGACAAGAAATACATGGAGGCTGCGGAAGCGATCCGCCGCGATCCCGGCTGGCCTTCAAACTGTTGGCCCTCGCAGAACGAGCGCGTGTGGTATCGCGTGGCGCAGGAGCGCATCGCGCATCTGGAATCATTGCTGGCACTTACGCGGCTGACGGAGAAGGTTCGGTAAATGGCGACCGCCGTCCGTCCCTCCCGCGCACCACGCGGGGCCTACACCACGTCCGGGCTCACCAAAAAGCAGCGCTACGAACTGCTGCGCGGTCAGTTATCGCTCGAACGCTCGTCCTTCATCAGCCATTGGAAGGACCTGAACGACTACATCCTCCCCCGCCGCGGCCGGTTCTTCGTCACCGACGTGAACCGCGGGGACCGACGTTCCCAGCACATCATCGACTCCACGGCCACCTTCGCCGCGCGAACCTTGCAAGCGGGGATGATGTCCGGCGTCACGAGTCCCGCCCGACGCTGGTTCCGACTCACCACGCCTGACCCTGAGCTCGCGGAGCAGCAGGACATCAAGGTGTGGCTCGACCAGGTCGGGCAGCGGATGGACACGATCTTCCTCCGGTCCAACCTCTACAACGCGCTGCCGATCATCTACGGCGATTTGGGCGTGTTCGGTACGGCAGCGATGGGGGTCCTGGAGGACGACGAAACGCTGATCCGCTGCTACCCCTACCCGATCGGCTCCTACTCGATCGCGACGGACGCGCGTGGTCAGGTCCGGGTGTTCTTCCGCGAATTTCGCATGACGGTGCGGCAAGTCGTGGAGCAGTTCGGCGAGGACCGGATCACCAGAGCGACAGCAGCGAAATGGAAGAACGCGCAATACGAGACGTGGGTCGACGTGTGCCACGTGATCAGCCCGAACCAGGACTACGATAGCCGGAAGCTCTCGTCGCAGTACAAAGCGTTCGCGAGCTGCTACTACGAGAAGGGGACGAGCGAGGACCTCTATCTCGAGGAGTCCGGCTTCGACGAGTTCCCGGTGCTGGTGCCTCGGTGGGAAGTCACGGGCGAAGACACGTGGGCCACGAACTGTCCCGGCATGACGGCGTTAGGAGACATCAAGCAGTTGCAGTTAGGCGAACGCCGAGGGATGCAGGCGATCGAGAAGATGGTCTCACCGCCCATGAACGCACCGTCCGCGATGCGGACCGCCAAAGCATCCATCCTCTCAGGGGACATCAATTACCTCGACGTGCGCGACGGGATGCAGGGCTTCCAGCCCGTGTACCAGATCGACCCCAAGATCAACGAGCTGGAGATGAAGCAGCAGCAAGTCCGGCTGCGCGTCCAGCGCGCGTTTTTCGAGGATCTGTTTCTCATGCTCGCGCAGTCTGATCGGCGTGAGATCACGGCCCGTGAGATCGATGAGCGGCACGAAGAGAAACTGTTAGCGCTGGGCCCGGTCCTGGAGCAGTTGAATCAGGATCTCTTGGACCCGCTCATCGATCGCACGTTCAACATCATGGTGCGTAAAGGGCTGATCCCTGAGCCCCCGCAGGCGTTGGAAGGTGTGCCGCTCAAGGTCGAGTACATCTCGATCATGGCGCAGGCGCAGAAGATGGTGGGGCTCGCAGGCTTGGAGCGGTTCGCGGGCTTCGTGGGGCAGATGGCGACGATCGATCCCACGGTGTTGGACAAGGTGAACCGCGACGAGATGGTGCAGGACTACGGTGAGATGACAGGTGTGCCGCCGAAGGTGATCGTCAGCGACGACGACGTCGCACAGGTCCGTCAAGCCCGAGCCGCGGCGGCGCAGAAGCAGAAGGACGCTGAGGCGCTCAGCGCGAGTGCGGACGCAGCGCACAAGCTGTCGCAGGCGGACACGACGAAGCCGTCGTTGTTGACCGGGCTCTTGTCGAACGCGCCGAGTGCGCTCGGCGGAGCAGCCGCCTAACCTATCATGAGGGTCTGACAGTGTCATCACACAGCGCGAAGCAAGCGCGCACCATGCGCGCCGCCGCACATGATCCCGCCTTCGCCAAGAAGATGGGGATTCCGCAGAAGGTGGCGAAAGAGTATGTCGCCGCCGACAAAGCGAAAGCGCGCAAGAAGAAGAAGTGACTGACTACGCGCTCGCAGGACAGGACGCGCTGGTCCAGAACGCCGCCGATGCCACCCAGGTCAAGACTGCGCGCAAACGCGCCCGCATCCTCAGTGCACAAGAAGGCGTGGACTGGCAAGCGACGCTGGCCAGTCCGGCCGGTGAACGCGTGATCGCGGCCATCTTGGAACAGTGCGGGCATCTCGAAACGCCGCTCGGCAAGGACACGCACCACACGTACCTCAACATCGGGCGCGCGGAAGTCGGGCGGTTCATCCTCGCGAAGCTGAACGACCATTGCCCGGACGCGTTGTTGTCGATCGAAACGCAACGCCGCGCGAAGAGGCGAGCCTAGTGCGTCGGTTGTCGGCGGTAGGCGGCTGCGATCTGGCGCACCAGGAACGTGAGCGTGATCGGCCAGAACAGGGCGACGAATACGTAGTTGCGCAGCTTCAGCACATGCGCGGCGGCACGTCGTCGTGCGGCATCTCGGCTGCGCGTGGCCATCATCGTGCCGATCAGCCACACCAGCCCCGTCCCGAGCGCGGCGATCCCGTAAGCCATCAGCGCGGTTCGCATACCCGCACAGTACGTCTTTTCTCCTAGCCTAACAACCCATGACTGCGATAGCGACGCCTCCCGCGCCGGTTGATCCGGCTGCGCCTCCGCCTCCCGAAATCCCGCCACCGACAGCCGCCCCCGAGGCGGCTGTTTCGTCTCCGCCTGCGCCTGCATCGCCAGACAAGCCTGATACGCCGACGCCCGCCGATCCGGCGAAGCCAACCGAAATCACGTACGCCCTGAAGCTCCCCGAGCAGTCCGCACTCCCGACTGACGCCATTGAGAGGACCACCGCCTTAGCGCGCAAGTGGGGACTCTCCGGTGAAGCCGCGCAAGAGATGCTCGACTACTCGCATCAGGAAGTCTCGGCTGCTGTCGCTGGGACGCTCGCCTCCCTCGCGCCGGGGGGCGCCGAGTGGACCAAGCACGTCGACGGCTGGACCAAGCAGACCTTGGCTGACCCCGCGCTCGGCAACACGCCCGCCGAACGGCGCGCGTCGATCGCGAAAGGCCAGTCCGTGCTCGCGAAGTACGCGGAGGTCGCGCCTGACGACGCGACAGCCTTCAAAGGTCTGCTGAACGAAACGGGCTGGGGCTCGCATCCCGTGACCGCGCGCTTCTTCGCGTGGCTCGGCGCGTCGGCGAGCGAAGGCCAGATGATCCGCCCATCCGCGGCGGCCTCGGCGCCCGCCAAATCACTCGCCGAAATCTTCTACCCGAAAGGCGCCAACCGCACCGAAGAACAAGTCCGCGCGGACGGCGGATAACACCACTCACACACAGCCGAACGGCTGGCTGCTCGCTCTGAGCGGCTGGCCGTTTGTGCGTTCTGGAGATCCCACACATGCAACGAATCAAGACTGGCCTCACGTGGGCGGCGATCTTCGTCGCTTCCGTGTTCGCGGTCGCGCTGCTCGGCGTGCCCGTCGCGCACGCGCTGGCCACCCACGACCCGAGTTTCTGGCTCATCCCGGTCATGGGCGTCACGATCGGCACGCCCATGATCACGTTCTCCGATATCGCGAAACGCCTTGGTCCGGACGACAAGATCGCGAAGATCGTGGAGCTCTTGAACCAGAGTAACGAGATCCTCGACGACGCGATCGTGGTCGAAAGCAACATGCCCGCCGGCCACCGCGTCACGGTCCGCACGGGTCTGCCCGCGGTCGTGTTCCGTCTCGCGAACCAAGGTGTGCCGCCCTCCAAGAGCACCACGGCGCAGTTCGATGAGCAGTGCTGCCGTATCGAGGGCTGGTCCGAGATCGACGAGATGGAGACGGATCTGGTGACGGATCTGGCCGCGTTCCGGCTGAGCGAGTCCGCGCCGTTCTTCGAGTCGATGAATCAGACCATGGCCACGGCGCTGTTCTACGGCAACGTCGGCCTCACGCCCGAGCAGTTCACCGGCTTGGCCGTTCGGTATTCGAGCACCACGGCCGGCAACGGTCAGAACATCCTCAAAGCCCCTTCGGGCTCTGGTGGCGACAACACGAGCATTTGGCTCGTGAACTGGCACCCGCAGACCGTGTTCCTGACGTACCCCAAGGGCACGACCGCGGGACTGCAGCACAACGACCTCGGGCTCGGCGTCATCACCGCCACGGCCGGTGTCGCGGGGTCGAGACTGCGCGGCTATCGCGACCAGTACGTGTGGCGCGTGGGGTTGGTCGTGCAGGATTGGCGCAGCGTGGTCCGCATCGCGAACGTCGACACCTCGGACCTGATCGCGGACACCGCGGGCGCGACGGTCAAGCTCATCGAGTACATGAGCCGCTCGATCGATCGCATTCAGGGCCCGCGCGGGAAGCTGGTGTTCTACACCAACCGCACGGTCAAGTCGATCCTGCGCATCCAGGCGCTCAACAAGAGCGCCGCAGCGTTGGCGGTGCAGCCCGCGCTCAACCAGTTCGGTGAGGACCGTGCGGGCGGCGAGTTGACCTTCCTCGGCATCCCGGTCCGGACCGTGGACGCGCTGCTCCCGACCGAAGCGCTGATCACCTGACTCACTCACTCGAGGATCATTCCACATGCGACACTTTTTCAGCAACACGCTCGCCGCGCTGGCGGAGATCGCCGAGCGGCTCGGCGTGAAGCAGATGTACATCGACGCGCAACAGCAGTACTCGGTCGCGCAAGTCGTCACGGCCACGGCGGTGTCGACGAACGCGATCGACCACTCGCAGGACCGCAACTTCGGCATCGGCGAGCCGATGGTCATCGTGATCACGGTCGGCTCGGCCGCTGTGACGGCGGGCACGCTGACGATTCAGTTGCAGTCCGACACCACATCGGCGTTCGGTGCGCCGGTGACGGTCGCGACCTCGCCCGCGATCCAGCAGACGACGCTGGTGGCCGGCTACAAGTATGTCCTGCCCGTCCCGCCCGATCTGCTCACGCAGCGCTGGTCGCGCCTCAACTACGTGATCGTGACGATCACGACGGTGACGTTGACGGCGGAGTTGCAGCCCGCCTCGATGGTGCAGAACGAGGTGTACTACCCGGCCGGCGTCACCATCCAGTAACCCCTGATGCGCGCAGTGCGGTGCACACCGCACCGCCACTGCGCTGGAGGATTCCAGCATGCCGAAAGAGAAAGAACTGCAGGCGCCGCCCCCGGCCGTCGAGCCGGTGAACGACCCCTTCGTTCGCGCCCCAGCTCCCCCGAAACCGCCCGAGGAGCCGGAGCCGACGAAAGAGGAGAAGAAGGCCGCCGAGGACGCCGCAAAGGAAGCCGCGGCACTCGCCAAGGCGCGCGAGAAGTACGCGGCCCAGCAGGCCAAAGAGAACGCCGCGAACACGGTGAAGGTCCGCGCGGTCCGGCGCGGGTTCTACCCGGCCGCTGGCCAGATCCGGAACCCTGGGGACGTGTTCGACTACGTGCCAGTGAAA